TTCTCTTTCTCTTTCTCTTTCTCTTTCTTGGGAGCTGATTTTTTAAGTTCTGCAATCTCAGCTTTAAGCGCTTTATTTTCTGCGATCAATTTCTTGATGTCTTTTGAGGGGTTGGTCGTGAACTGGTCGCCAAGAATAAAATCATTTGGGTAAAGTTTCACGTATTTTTCACACCGATCTGTAGGAAGTTCTACTGCTGTTCCGGGAGGGCATGAAATACCTCCATTAAAGAGCCAGTTTCTTTTCCCCTTGTTGTATATTTTTGATTTCTTTGCCATCGTCTATTACTCCATATATTCGATCTTTAAAGAAAGTCCGGGAGTCCTGAGGGATATTTATCTCAATCCCTAGCGCTTCCGCTCTTCCGCACATATAAAAAAAGTGTCTCTCTGATAAATATATTCTTCTTTGGAGGCCATATCACAACCAAAAATATTTATCTTTTGGAACCCCTCTTCAATCGCTAATGCAATCATCCACGAAATAGAGGAACCAAAAACGGGGCCATATTTTCTTATCATGTGGTCTACGGGATATTGCCGTTTATAGGGACCGGGGAATGCGGTACATACCCTGTGGCCTTCATCCGGCAACCAATCTTCAAATACATCCGGGTGATGGAGATTAAAAATTAAATCTACCTTGTCCGGGTGTAGTAGTTTAAATGCGGAGGAGACACACCATATGGTTCCCTCCGCATTAAATGCGTGTTCATAGCCGTTTGATCTACCGACTAACGAAACAGTTTTCATCAGGTCGCTGTCTCATCCAGATAAAGAACTTCTCTTTTTCTATTAACCAAAACACCCGAATACTGGCCGTATGCGGCCTGCTGCCAGTTGATCTTGTTTGTAGTATCTGCTTCGAGCATTGTAAAATCAACAGGGATAGACATTTTCAAAGTTTCAGGGTCATTTTTATATAGTGCATATCTATTCTTATCAATTCCTCTGTCTGCGTTCCGGGTTGCCTGAGCGTAGGAAAGACCTAGAATCTGGAAATTAGCATTGCCGGTCATTCTTCTCAAGAAATCAAGCAAATATTGGAGTTTCGAGATATTCGGATAAGTTGCGCTGTAGGGAACGCCAAGACCGAGGTAATCACTATTCGGGATCACGAAAGTGTCGGGAAGAGTAGTATCATTGCTGTTTGCGAAATAAGCGGGGAGGAGTCCGGCCACAAAAGCGGTGAATTCTGTTTCTGACATTGAGGAAAGTGTTTTTGTGATCAGAGTTGTATTTATTGTTGCTTCCCCATCGTTCAGGAGTCCGGTTATTTTTCCATCGGGGTGGCCGAGGAATGCGGTTTCCTGAATACCAAGGTCCCAGTTCTTTTTTAATGATCGAAGTTTCGCTTCTACTACATCCCAGTTATTGGCGGCGGCGGCTTTGGAAATTTCCATAATCGTCCAGCCTGTTCCTTTTGCCCATGTCTTAACGGGCATACGGATGTTATCAAGTCCAGCACCAACCATGGCGATTCTTCCGGTTTCTGCCTGAATATCGACATCGCCCTGATAGAATGAACCACCCTGATTGAATGTCAAGTTCTGAACAATTTCATCCATCCATCCAGCTTCTCCAACATCCATAGGGATATAGTCAGCGATTGCGATTTCGTAGAACTTCTGTTCTACTACTGTGGATCGAATGTAGGAAAGAGTATCAATAAGGTATTGATACCCGGAAGCAGAAGGGTCAATGTCGCCACTTGCGTTCAAGAGCCGACGACCTCCGATATGTGATGGAAGGGGGAGACCATTAAAAAGTCTTTTCCCCAAAAGTTTTGATTGTGTTTTATTCATTGCCAATTCCTCCTTAGGTCGCTACTGTCAGGGGATCGATGAGAACCCGAACGAGTTGATTAGCGGCGGTGGCTTTATCGAGACATACACCTAAACGGCTACCAGCGGTCAGGGTAACAACATTTCCGGGAGTTGCGAGAACTAAAGAAACTTCTGCACCTCTCACGATTGCAGCCCCGGCGTTCATGAAAACGACGGCACCACGTCCGGCAACCTGAACAATGTCATTATCTACAGCAGCGTTTTTCTTTGTCGTGTAAACTTTAACCCCAAAAATAGGGTCAGATACAAGCGCCCTTTCATCGACAATAGGGGGGCTGATAAAATCAGCGGTATCAAGGTCAATAAGTTTTGCACCTTCTCCGGGAACCATAGTTGTCCCGGCGGTTTCAGAGGCATCCTTGAAACGACAGGTAAACATCGAGGGATTGGGGTTCGACTGTAGGTCAAGAGATCCTACAACCGGTGTCTGTTTGAATTGATTCATGTTCTGGGACATTTATTTACCTCCTTGGGATACGGGGGAACCGTACCGGGCTTTTCCATTTGCGAGTCTTTCGGAAATGGAATTGATTTTAGGTTTAAACTCGGTATCTTTTTTCACGGCGTTTTCAACTTTCTTGAAATTCTTTTTCCCGGTTTCTTTTGAATTGCTGAGTTGTTTAGCTTCGTCGACAACTTCTTCGGCATCCTCATCCTGAGGGGGTTCAGCGTTCTCGACTTTTTCCCCATAACCACAGGCGGCCATGAGTTCACCAACAGTCATTTTTTCACCGTCAACTTCTACTTCGTCGTCCATGTTGTAGACCTGAGAATTTTCTTTCTTTTCAGATTCTTTTTTCTCTTTGTACATGTTGACTAACTCCGAAATGGGGACCTTCTCACCATCGGCATTTTCAATGTAGCCGTCTGCGTTCTCAATGACGTCTTCCTCTTCTTTTTTCTCTTCTTCCGGGGGAGCGGCATTTTTTACTTTCTTCTTAAAAAACTTTACTGTCACAGTTTCCTCCTCAGATTTACTGTTTTTCAAAATCCATGCTTTTTCATAACGGGGGTTCGGGACGATTGCCATATGGAGATATTGCCCGTCAACAACTTCTTCATCATAGGGAACATTGTTATAGGTTCCCCCTTCATCGTTCACTTCCGTTACATCGTAGGCACAAGAAACAGAGAATCCGTTCTCTATGTTCTCAATTGTTTCGGAGTCCCATATCATCATATCTACCCAGTACCACCCGGTACTTTCATCATATCCGGTAGCGGCAACTACGCCGTCGGCAATCTCGCTCTTTTCTTCGGATGTCATGTTAAATAGTTCTTCGGGTTCTTTATCCGTGTGAGTTTGATTTACGACTGGCATACCAATAAAAGTCGGCATCATCTTATCTAGTGCTGGTTTTTGCACTAATACGACACCGATTCCTTCCGCTGTGTAGTCGGCTAATCCCGGAACAATATAGTGTGCCCGATATGATTTAGGGACTGCATTTCGCCTATTGTTTTTCATATAATCAATTATACCGTATTTAGTGTAAATGTCAAATCAAAGAACTGGGATTGCTGTACATCGGCAACCGTAGGCTTGACCCGGGAAACCTCTTTCTCCGGTTCGTTCGTCAATTATCGGGGGTGAAGAGTAATAAAATGTTTCCCCGTGTAGTTCTCTATGAAGCTTTCTGGTTCGACCATCCCCGGTTTTCCCCCCGGTAGCTGACCACCGGAATTTGGTAATTCCAGCATCTCTATATCTTTCGTCTCTAACTTCGGCCATAAAAAGGGAGGTCTCTTGTCGGGCGAGGAATTTAGCTTTAGTCATTGTTACGTGGTATTCATACATAATGGATGCTTCGAGTTCTGAGCGATTGAACCCGGTAAGGGAATTTTTTTCTATCATTTCCCGGAGTCGGACTATCTGATCATCTGTCCAGTTCTTTATATTGAGGTTTTGATTATTTGTATAGTTTTTCTTGAGCCGTTCGGATAGCTCGGGGGTCATGTCAATTGAGATACCTAATGATTTAAGATCTTGCCCGGCCTGTTTGGAAAAATTAAGCAAAGGGGTGTCTATCGAATAGGATAGTGATTTAATGGCTTCGGATACTCTGGCCGGGATTCTGGAAATCAATTCCTTGATTTTTGTGTTGAGCTGTCGGGCTTTATTGTTGGAAACGGCGGCGGCTGCTGATACTTCGGAAGGGGGTATGCCTGCCCAGGTTTTTGACCTCCCGTCATATTTTGCAAAAGAAGAAAGTTCCTTTGATATTTTAGCGTTGAATGTTCCGGTAAATATTCCTGAATCGTAATGAATTTTTCCTTGCCTTATTGCTGTGATTAGCGCGGATTTTGAGTTGTAAAGATAGTATGGGTCATCTAATGATTCAAGAATCTCCTTCCAGTAGAAATCATAAAAATACTTCTTTATCTCGAGTTCAATATTCCCATATGATGATTCAGTCATTTTTACTGGCATCAATCATAATCCTTACGGGGGTGTTCTGTACCGAGTTCTCCCCCGAAAGATGTCGCGGGGGTTGGGGGTATCGGATTCTGAACTAAACCTTTTTCAGCTTTAGTCTCAATTTGAATTACCCCGGCTTTCTTTAATGATTGCATGGTCTCTTCGGTGTCAAGTAGCCCCCGATCATAGAGGGCGAGGATTCTGTTCTCTTCCATGTTCTTTACATTCTGCTCGGTTTCCGGAGTCATTTCCCGGAGAGCTGGAAAAGAAAAAGAGAATTTCGGTTCATAGCCAAAGAGATGAGACATTGTAACTTTTAAGAGTTGTCTTATCATTGGTTTCATAGGAGACCTGATTTCTGATTCAACCATGGCGTTATAGTTTTCGAGATCGGATTCCCCGGTATTGAAACCGGAGGCTGAGATCCCGAATAGTTTAGTCATTGGCATACGTAGTGCGGAGGCGACACCCATTCTGTTCTCATTCATGACTTCGGCGAGACCGCCGAATGATACTTGCTTTTGGGTGTACTCTTCTTGAGAATCGAGAACGAGAGCGTTGACGTAGTTTTTAATTTCGTTGGCAGCTTGTACTCTGTTTGTGATTGCTGCGGTTCCCCCGGAGGTTAATAATTTATTTGCGAGACCATTGATTTTGTATACATCGATTTTTGCTTCATCAATCAATTCAAAACCGGCATCTTGTGTTTTGAGGTATAGGTTCAGGTCTCGGATCATCCGTTCACCCTCGGACATACCCCAACCTCTGAGCTGCCGTCTAACGTAATGGGGGGCACGTTTCCCAGAACCTCTTAAAAATCTGGATTCATGGATCGGTTCCCCATAAAGATAAATCAGGTCATTTTCTCCCCCGGCTATGTAGCTGTCCCAGTCGTCAAATACTGCGATATTTGTGTCTAATTGCCAGCGGTCAATATCATAGAATTTCAATTCAGATTTATCGAGACCTTTTAATTTAAGCGGTTTCTTCGGGTCCTGATATGAGTTAATGAGTAGTGCACCACCACCGAAGAGCCTGATCCATGTCCAAGTATCGAGGATTGTTCTCCAGATATGGTTATCCTCCCAGTAATCATAGACTGCTTGGATGTCGTCGTTATCAAGTTCACCTGACTCAATTTCAATGCCCTTTCCGATTGCGTCTTGAATCGGGAGTTGTATTGCCGTCTGAAAAATCCCGTTCCCGGTATACATATATGTCAATATGATTCGGTTCAATGTGATCAAAGAATAATTGTTCGAAAAAGCCTGGGTATTGTAACTGGATAAAAAAGAACCTCCGGTCATGGTTCGTAGGCCTGTACCGACATCAGAAAGATTATTATTGAGAGTCTTGGCTCTCGGTTTTCTTTTCCTGCTCATATAATTATCTTAAACTCCTTTTTACAATACATCAAGGATGGATACAGTATACTCGGTTTTCTCTTCTATAGCATACCTACAGGCGGCAATTGCATCATCTTTAAATTTTACTGGCTCGTCTAATGGGTTACCATCACGATCTTCTTTCCACTTCAATGACTTAGTTTCGGAAGCAAGACCGGGGCATTGTACAGGGTCTATTATCCACTCCCCCCTATTTAACCATGAAATTTGTTGCTTAACTGAATCAGGCCCTTTCTTTGCAGGAGCAATATTATATCCTGAGTTTTGCCAATCTTTTATTGATTTAGGCTCAGCGGAATCTGCGGTACATCTTTGTGTTTTGCTAAGTACATTTTTCAATTCATTTTCTATTATGATTTCATCATTCGTCATATGACGAACATATAATTCATTAAAAGAGTATTTTCGATCTCCTGGTTTT